GTCGCAAGTTTGGGCGTGATCGAGATGAAGTCATTGACGGGCACAACCCAGAAGTGATCCAGATCATCAAAGACATTGATCAGTATCGAGAGTTCAAAGATTTGCCTTTGGTGAGTTCTGGTTGCGATACGTATGCTAGTATCTACCCTGAATTCAAACGTTTCAACGAACAAGATGAAGTTGGGGTCATTGCTGATAAAATACATGCCATGATTCCCGGCAATCGCTGGGACACTGCTGGACGCAACAATGAAGCACACTTGGTGATCACTGGTGGCGAACCATTGTTGGGATATCAAAAGTTGTATCCTGAGCTACTTGAGGCATGTCGAGCACAGGGCTTGAGAGACCTTACTTTTGAAACCAATGGAACTCAAGCATTGTATCCCGAAGTGCGCGAATACTTGTTTGAAGAGTTTACACGACATGGGCGAGATTACGACAAGCTGACATTTAGTGTGAGTCCTAAATTGCCATGCAGTGGCGAGCCTTGGGACACTGCCATCAAGCCCGAGCATGTGGTAAGTTATCAAGACATTGGCCACACGTATTTGAAGTTTGTTGTGGCCACTGAACAAGACGTTGCCGACGCTGATGCCGCTGTTGAACTGTATCGCAAGGCTGGCTTTGGTGGACCAATCTATTTGATGCCAGCAGGTGGCGTGCCGCAGGTATACAACTTAAACACACAACAAGTTGCCAAGCTGGCCATGGATCGTGGATACCGATACAGCCCAAGACTGCAGGTGGACATTTGGCGCAATGCCTGGGGCACTTGATGAACCAGCGAATTAAAGAACTAGCCTTAGAGTGCTACAATCCTTACAGCAACTTTGATCACGAAAAGTTCGCCGAGTTAATTGTGCGTGAATGTGCCAAGGTTGCGTGGTATCATACTCCTGATACAGAGGAACTTGAATACGGTCACTTGATTGGAGACAAGATTTTGAAGCGTTTCGGAGTTGGAGAATGATTAGAGTTGTAATTACTCGTGCCCAGTATGAAAAAATAAGAGAAGTGTTTGAAATGTACGACAGTATGGATCGCATAATCCTTACTGAAGATGCAAGTAAAGGTGCTGGCATCGGTGCAGTGACGACTATCGAGTTTGATCCCAAGAGTACAGTCAAACTTGACATCACCGATGTGTCTAGTTGGTAATGGCATTTGATCCAGGTTCTCAGAAAGACTACTGGTTTAAGCGCAGGTGTATTGGCACCGAGCTTAAATTTACAATAATGCCAAGAGAATGTTATTTCACCGGCAAAATATTGTGGTTTGTGACAGCTTACAAACAAACATCAATGATATTAGGACCAGGTGAGCCAATATTTGAGTATCGATGGTACAACAAACAAGATTTCTTAATTGAAAGAATAAAGGGAACAGTATGAGTTATTTGTTTACAAGTGAGAGTGTGTCAGAAGGACACCCAGATAAAATTGCAGATGCCATCAGCGATGCTGTGCTAGATTTGTTTATGGCACAGAAGAACCCTGCACTACGTTGTGCATGCGAAACACTGGTCACAACCAATCGTGTGGTCATTGCCGGGGAATTCAAGGGACTGATCTCCGACGAAGCCATCGACAGTGCTGTTCGCAGGGTCATACGTGATGTTGGCTACGAACAATCAGGATTTGACTGGCGCACAGTGGAAATTACCAATTTGTTACACGGTCAGAGTGCCGACATTGCCCTGGGAACAGACACATTTGGGGCTGGCGATCAGGGCTTGATGTTTGGGTATGCCTGCAACGAAACCACAGCGCACATGCCCAGTGCAATTTACTGGAGCCATCGCATTGTTGAAGAGTTGGCCAAAATCCGCAAAGCAGGCACAGTGACTTGGCTAGAACCAGATGCCAAGAGTCAAGTCACATTTGAATACAACGATGACGGCACACCCCGGCGTATTGCCAAAGTTGTTTGTAGTACACAACACGCAGAAAACATAGGCATTGACCAAGTTCGAATGGTGGTAGAAAATATTATTCGCGGAGTGTTGCCGGAGAAATACATTGATAATGAAACTGAATTCTTTATTAACCCTACTGGTAGATTTGTTATCGGTGGTCCTGATGGCGATACTGGGCTTACTGGCCGTAAGATTATTGTTGATACTTACGGTGGCTATGCTCCTCATGGTGGTGGAGCCTTCTCAGGCAAAGATCCTACTAAAGTGGATCGCAGTGCCGCTTACATGATGCGATACCTTGCCAAGAACATTGTGGCCAGCGGTCGAGCTGATTGGGCCACTGTGCAGATCAGTTATGCCATTGGGTTGGCGCAACCCATGAGTTTTTATGTTGAGACTGACCATAAGCCACAAAGTCGTGAATTGACTAAATGGATACAAGACAATGTTGATTTGACACCTCGAGGTATCATTGAGCGATTTGACCTATATCGCCCAATTTATGGCACTACAACAAACTACGGACACTTTGGTAAGGATCACTTGCCTTGGGAAACTGTAGACTTATTTTAAGGACTGATTATGTTTGATAAACTCAAAGGTTGGTTTGGCACAGGACACAACGTGAATCCTGAACCCACACAATCCAAGCCCGAGACACCGCCTGCTCCGCCTAAGAAAAAAGCACCCGAAAAGACAGCCAAGGAACTGGCTGACGAATCAGGAGAACCATACGTGGCTATTCTCAGCATGGAGGTTGATCCAGACAATCTGCATCAGGGTGCGTTTGATCTTGACTGGAACGACAAGTTTGTTGCCAACTTGGTAAGAGCCGGTTATCAAGGCAAGACCGATGCTGACATTGTAGATTTGTGGTTCCAGAATGTTTGCAGACATGTGGTCATGGAAACATGGGAACAGGAACAAGCAATGAATCCAAGTCCTCAACGATATACTCGTAGCAAGGACATTGGTAACGGGCGTAGAGAAGTCAGCTGACATGAAGATTGGTGTGTTTGGGGACAGCTTTGCTGATGCAAAACTTACTGATTGTTGGTTTAATTTGCTGGCCAGTGACCACGGGCATACTGTAAAATCCTTTGGGCTGGGTGGTACTAGCATTATGTACAGTGCCAAGCTAGTTGATATCTATGCCAGCCAGTTTGACTTGGTTATATGGGCACTGACTGAATCAGATCGGCACACACTGCAAGTTGGTTCAAGAATTATTCCGTTGTTGCCGGGTTCGTCGGCACCAAGTATTTTGCTCAAGGTCAGCGATGAATTACCAATTGGTAAGTTTCATGCTGTGTATCAGGATTACATGAAATATTTGTTCAGCAGGAAAGATGCTGACTTTGGGGCTCAATGTATAGTAAACAGCATGATGACTACACATCAAAATATTTTAATACTGCCTTGCTTCCCTAATCCGTTGCATACCGAGTTTTCATTGATGTCTGTTAGTGAGATGGAATCTCAGTGCTATTTTCCCAATCAATCATTATCAAAGGTCTGGGAACAATATCGGGATTTAAGACAGGGTCATATCACTGCGGCAAATCATGCTGTGCTTGCAAGGTACATCAACGACAACTTGGAACCCGGCATACTTCGAATGAGCCTTGACAAGTTTGTTGCGCCAGGTGAACCACTCAGCCAGTTATTTCAATGACTCTGGTAACCATCAATGATCTAACCCCGGTTCAGGCGCTGGATATTGTGTATGATTTACGTGCACAGGGATTGGTGCAAGGAACAGATTTTGATTTTGCTTGGCACCAGAGTCGGTGGGATGAAATGATTGGTGAAATTCCTAAACGTGTTGAATTTGAGTTTAACAACCCGACTCATGCCAGTTGGTTTTCTTTAAAATATCATCCATCATGAATCTAGTTTTTTCTCAAGGACATGTATACGGTGCACGATACCATACAGTAAAGCCCGACTTCGTAGCAGATACACAAACATGGTTTCGCAAGGAGTGGGATGCTATGGTAGAATGGTGTGTTGAAGTGTATGGCCCTACACCTGATGACGGTGTATGGACTCCGAACTCACGGTGGTATGTTAATAATGCAAAGTTCTGGTTTCGCAACGAGAAAGATCTCACAATGTTTGTATTGAGGTGGGCATGATGTACAATATTATTGAAGAAGTTGAATACCAACCAGGCGCAGTAGTCAATGTAAAAAAGCAAATATGGGATGATGCCAGACAAGAATTTGTGACCAAACGTTTTATACGATATTACAGAAATACTCAATCCGAGGTTGAGCGAGATTGCACAACACTAACTGAGGCATATGGTATGCCTCAGTATCAAGGCATGTGGTGGGTTGAACGTAGCAGACGCTATGTTTGGCTGGCCGAAAGTGCCGCAACTTTTTGGACATTAAAAAACACATGATATTCAATCACATCAAACAACTCAAAGCCGATGGCAAGAAAATTGGCATCACATTCAGCACGTTCGACATGCTACATGCAGGGCACATTGCCATGTTAAGCGAAGCCAAGAATCATTGCGATTACTTGATTTGTGGATTGCAAACTGATCCCACAATTGATCGACCAGACACCAAGAACAAGCCCGTTCAAAGTATTGTTGAACGCCAGATTCAATTGTCGGCCTGTCGCTACGTTGATGAAGTTGTGGTTTACCAAACTGAACAGGATTTGGTGGACTTGTTGTTAATCCTTCCCTTGGATGTGCGTATCTTGGGTGTGGAATATGCCGACAAAGAGTTCTCTGGACGATGGGAAGGTGGAGAACGGGGTATTGAGATTGTGTTCAATGGACGTGACCATAGTTTTAGTTCTAGTAGTCTACGCAAACGTGTGGTGGCTGCAGAAACATTCAAGGTGTTGAAAGATGGAACCACTCAAGCCTCCTAAGACCTTCAAGGTCTATTCACTGATCAAGCAGACTGGACTGTTGATGAACTATGTGTACGTAGCCGGCACTGGCCATGTGCAATATGGCCCAGGTTTTTATGCCACAAGAGACGAAGCTGAACACAGCAGAACGCTGGAATTTCTCAAGGACACTGCTACTCCAAAGTCCAACTATCTTGTGTTTGAACTTGAAGTTCCCAATCCAGCCTATCACGAATGACAGAAATCAAAGTTAATTTTGGACTGGATCGAGCAGTCAGCATTTTGGAACAAACTGTCGGTGCTCGTCGTTACTGGCTACACAATCGCGTGGGCGGCGATGATTGGGAAGTGGTAAAGTCAAACAATGGTACAACTGTCAAGCTTCGTGATGCAAAAATGCTAACTTACTTTTTATTAAAACTAAAATGATAATCTATGTAAACGGGGACAGCCATGCCGCTGCTGCTGAAGCGGTAAATTCATTTTCATGGGCACAAGATGACGGATTGTTTTGGGGCATGGGCAAGCGGCCACACCCCGACAACGAACGTGCCAGCTTTGGGTGTGAATTGGCCAATCATTATCATGCTGTGTTATGGTGCGATGCGCAAGCTGGGTGCTCGAATACTCGAATTATGCGTACCACTCGCGAGTGGATTGATCGCAATCAAAGTCAACTCAAAGACACATTCATGGTAATTCAATGGAGCACTTGGGAACGAGAGGAATGGTGGCACAACGGTCACGACTTCCAAGTCAATGCTAGTGGCATTGATCATGTGCCTGTTGAGCTACAAGATCAATACAAACAGTTTGTTGCCAACATAGACTGGAATCAATGCAAAGAACAAGCACACAACGATATCTGGGAATTTCATACCGAACTAAAACAATCGGGTGTCCGGTATGTCATGTTTAATGGTAACAATCACTTTGCTGGACTACCAGAATACAACTGGGGTGCAAACTACATGGATCCGTATTCTGAGCAAGGCACATACAATAGTGTGCTGAGAAACAACGGTTTTCAACCAGTTGCGCCAGAATCTTGGCATTTTGATGCCAATGCCCATTGCTTTTGGTCGGAATATCTGTTACAATACATTAACAAACACAACCTGGTATAACATGCGATATCTACTGATTGATACTTCAAATATGTTTTTTCGAGCACGGCACGTGGCTTTTCGTGCGTCTGATCCTTGGGAAAAGGTTGGGTATGCACTGCACATTACCCTGAGCTCAATTAACAAAGTGGTGCGCAAATTCAATGCAGACCATGTGGTGTTCGCACTAGAGGGGCGTAGCTGGCGTAAAGATTTTTACAAACCATACAAAGCAAATCGAGCAGTTGCCCGAGCTGCCTTGACAGAATCCGAAGCTGAAGAAGATAAAATGTTTTGGGAAACGTATGACGAGTTGACCAAATATCTCAGCGAGCAATCAAACTGTTCAGTTATCCGACATGAACGTGCAGAAGCGGATGATGTCATTGCCCGCTGGATTGCATTGCACCCCCAAGACCAACACACAATCATTTCAAGTGATACAGATTTTATACAATTGTTGGCAGAAAATGTAGATCAGTACAATGGCATCACTGACGAGTTGCACACCATCAAGGGCATATTCAACGACAAAGGCACAGTGATTATTGACAAGAAAACAAAGTTGCCCAAGACTGTGCCCGATCCCAAATGGTTACTATTTGAAAAGTGCATGCGTGGCGATCCCAGTGACAATGTGTTTAGTGCATATCCGGGGGTGAGAACCAAGGGTACAAAAAACAAAGTTGGCTTGTTAGAGGCCTACGAAGATCGAGAGAAAAAAGGATTCAATTGGAACAATCTCATGTTGCAACGTTGGTCCGACCATAATGGCGAAGAACATCGTGTGCTTGACGATTACACACGCAATGTCACTTTGGTTGATTTAACTGCGCAACCAGAAGAGATTAAAAATCTAGTGGACACTGCTATAAAAGAAATGATCAGCCACAAGGACGTTGGGCAAGTTGGTGTAAAATTCATGAGATTTTGTGCCAAGTTTGATTTGACACGTCTGTCAGAATCTGCTGAGCAAACTGCTCGGTGGTTGAATAAAACGTACGAAGGAGTATTAGATGTTAATTGCAAAACCAGTAGTACCTGACCAGTATTGGATCTTGAGAGATCCGGTACATGATGAAAAAATCGGAAACATCCAGGCCGACGATCAAGGATACTCTGTGCGTATCAATGACAATGTCACAAGGTTTAAAACCCTTGACATGATCCAGCAACGTGCACACGTGAACTTTCAACAGGCTCAAGAGTTGCCAACAGAGCAACCCACGCACTTGGTACACGGTTATCCTACAGATTGTGTGGCATTTAACGGTGTGTGGAATGTGCAACGCCATCTACCATTGTACACTCAAGAAGAAAGATCCAAGTCTTGGTTTGCCGCAGGATGGTATCAAGTCAGGCAACACCGAGGATGGAAAGTGATGTTTTGCCCCAAGTTAATCATGTTGGACCGGCACGACTACAAAGGTCCGTTTACCAGCAAAGCAGAGGCAGTGGTCAAATGAGCTTGCATATCACTAAATTTGTTGATCGCATCAAGGCAGCTGAAAGTCGTAATCAACGCGACTTGATGTTGAGCATTACCGAAGCCAGAGACTTGCATGCAGATATCACAAAACTGCTGGTGTTGGTATCTGCCTTGCAAGAAAACTCAGCTAAGACTAGTAGTGCAGACACCGCAGTAACTGTTGAATTACACGGTGGATCATTCTAAAAACTACTCAGTTTATTGATAAATAAACTTGGAGAAGAGAACAGAATGAGCAGACCTAAACCACACGTTATAGTAGAAGTAACTGATCGCACTACCTATTGTAGTCAACAGGTGCTGGCCGCCGATGGCATATGGGCGGTTTTCTTTGATGGTGCACCTATCAATTTAAAAACCACAAACATGTTGGTTAACTATCCAGGGCCCAAGTATCGCAAGGTGAGTTTTAGCAATTCCGGACATGCAATCAATCTAGCACGTAAACTCAACACACAGTTTAAATCTGATAAATTCACCGTGGTTTTGCTCAACAAAGGTGAAACTGTTTATCCCGGTGTCCACACGAAAACTTAATATTGTAACTGGGCTATTGCCTACTGTGCCCGAAGCCATTCGAGAAACAGTAGATCAGGCCATGATAACATGGTGGATGAATCTGCGTGACACAGGCGGCTTGAGATTGACCGACCACGGATACAAAATCATGCACAATGTTCTTGATATAGAATCCTGGAGTGTAGACATATCAACTCCCAAAAATACACTTTCAAAGAAAGTGATTCTGGCCATGGACAAGAAACTTGACTGGCCATACTACATTGCAGTTGGCAAGAAAAAAGTTGTTTTCTTTTCAAGCAAGGAAGCTATGATGGCTTCCTTGTACGGCGATTTAAAAGCTTGGTTGGCAGTGGGTTAATACCACATGCTATACCCGGTGCGGTCGTATCTAGCTTGCTTGGCTTTGCCAACCTCAATCAATAGGTCCCATACGGATTTTGCTAATTTCTTGATCATAGATACTGTTCCTTGCGAGAATTGAATTGTCGAACATAGTTTTCCAATTGTGCGGCATCGGTAATGCCTTTGGTGCTTAGATACGCATCTAAACGGCTTTGGTAACTGCTACCGGAAAACATCTCGGACAAGCGTTCCAAAATTCCCAACATAAAATCAGATAAAGTTTTCATTGTGTGTTTTTCCTTTTTGATGTAGACACTCATGGTTTCTACTGAGTATTTATGTTGCACTGCAACACGACTCATGGTTTCTACTGATTTTTGGTTGACTTAAAAATCCAGATCGCTTATACTGTAATTACAGTAAAAAGCAATCAAGAAAGGAGCCCAAAATGGCAGAAGTCAAACTTTCCGGACTGTACAAAGTCACAGTGACCGAATATGAATGTGGTGTACAACGAGTTGACCCCAATGACACTTGCTTTTATACCACACTGGAAGAAGCCAAGGCCTACAAGGCACACTGGGAAACAGGTGGTAGTCGTGAGTGCTACTGGAGAGCAGAAATTCAAAAAGTAAGCTAACACTTTGACCCTACAACACGTAGGGGTTTTTGTGACTGTTATTGAGACCTGTGTTATAATGGTAGTTCAACAACAAAGGAGCCAGCATGTCAAACGCACAAATTCTTGTTGCAAATATTGCACGAGCAAAATTAGTTTATTATAAAGATAAAGGCACTTACAAAATCATTATGGCATTTAACGTATATCCCCGGGAAAATGAACATGGAGATATAGTATATCCATTTCCTCCACAAGCAAAATGCGATTTTGTTTCGGGGGATATTCCGTACGATACTATCGAAAATGATAAACTACGTATTATCGAGCAAGCCAAACAACGTTTGCGCACCGATAATATTGAGTTTGTATAATATTGATTAATAATCCCAATAATATTATTTAAAACCCTACCCTTTGTAGGGTTTTTCTAAATCTGGTTGACCAGAAATGTACAATTTGCTATAATCATAATATGAAATTAGATACTAACGAAATTTTGCAGTGGGCAGGCGCCGTGTTTATTGTGGCAGGCCACAGTCTCAATGCCATGGGGCCAGAGGCCTATCCCTACAATATCCTTACATTTTTCATAGGAACTGTATTGTTCCTGGCCTGGACTATTCGTGTTGCAAATAAGCCACAGATGTTTGTGAATCTTGTGAGTGTGGTAATTGGGCTCACAGGGCTAGTCAAAGCATTTGGTTGACCAGAATTTCCCATTTTGCTATAATACTTGTATAGAAACTAAAAAGGAACTTAGAAATGTCTTATGTAATTGTTGCTAAAGGTACAGGCCTTATTGTTACAGATGGTCCTAACAAAACCCGTGCATACAAAACTTTTGGTGCCGCAAAGGCCACTAGAACTCGTCTCTGCAACAAAGCAGGTTGGAACGAAAGCCAACTGAACATTGTGGCCCGTGCCACTTACACTGCACCTAAGATCACTGTCAAGAACTTGATGACAGGCAAGGCTGTGGAAATTGACGCCGACACACCTTGGGCTTGCCGTGTGGACAGCGAAGCAT